ACGCGCTTCTGCGTTACATGAAGAAACGCGGCAACCTGAAAACAATCGAAGATGGCGGACTGACTATCGCCTGCCCCCTCGACTACACGACTAACAGCACGTATCAGCGTTACAGCGATTGGGACGCTCTGAACATTGCAGCCAGCGACACTATCACTGCTGCTGAATACCAGTGGAAACAGATCGCCATTAACGTTGTTGCCTCTGGCCGTGAATTGCGTATCAACTCCGGCGCCAGCAAGCTGATTGACCTTGCTTCGGCCCGTATCAAGAACGCAATGCGTACCTTCAACAACAACTTCAGCACCGACCTGTATTCTGACGGAACTCTGTCGAATCAGATCAACGGCCTGCAAGCAATCATTGCAGGAACCAATACAAACACTGTCGGCGGTATTGACGCTAATACCTGGACGTTCTGGAGAAACACTGTTCAGAGCGCAGCTTCTCCCCTGCAAGGCGGCGGCGCTGTAACTCCGAGTGCTACCACGATTGAAGGCTCGATGATGCTTCCTTTGTGGCTTGAGTTGGATCGCGGCCCTGACGATCAGCCTGACCTGATTGTTATGGACAGCATCTATTACCAGTACTACGAAAACAGCCAGGTTTCATTGAAGCGTTACGCCAGCTCACAGGCCGCTGACGGCGGCTTCGTAACACTGAAGTACAAGGGCGCTGACGTACTCTTTGACTCGGCTATCAACGCAAGCACTGCGTACTTCATCAACACTGAGTACCTGAAACTGGTTGCTCACAAAGACGCTGACCTTGAAGTAATGGAAGAAACCCGCCCCGTTAATCAGGATGGCGTGGTCACTCCCTTGCTGTGGATGGGCAACATTATTTGCTCTAACCGCGCTCAACAGGGAGTTATGAAGGCGTAGTTTGTCTTTATAATCAAACACTTAAGGAGAAACTATGACTATTGTAGCAGGTGTAAATCTCACAGCCGTTCGGACTAGCACGGAAGGCCCGCAGTTTACTTTGGGGGCTAAGTACGAAGCCAGCGGCGGCAAGCAATACAAGTACGTTCAATTCAACAACGGCGTTGGCGATGTAGCAAGCGTGGCTGGTAACTTCGCTTACTACTATGCTGTTTCTGGCGTGTCCGCTGGTCAGATTGATATCGTGACAATGGACGTAACTGATAGCGGCGGCGTTGGCGCGGGTGTGTTTCAGGCTGTAATCCCTGATTTGGGATACGGTTGGATTCAGACCAAAGGCCCTGCAACTTTGACCACGGCTTTGGTATCTGGTGCCGATGGTAACGCCCTTACCGCGTCCACCACAACGGACGGAACGCTGAAAGTCGCGGCTGCTGTAACTGATTCTATCTGTGCTCAGGCTATCGACGCCTCAGCAAAGATTGTTATGCTGAAATGCCCTGACTAAGTAACCCCCTCCCCTTCGGGGGAGGTTTTCCAGTGAGTTCTTACAGAGCTTACCGCAAAGCCTAACAGGAGACAGAATGAGTGTAGTTGGAATGGTTGATACGACTGAGCGCCCCCCTTTGGTTCGTTTTGAACGTCGCGGGATAGAAGATCGCAATGCAAGTCTTGAGCAAGGCCGGTACATGGAAAAGGATGTAGACGTTGCGCTGATTACGCCGCCTGGATCGCGTGACGTAATGGTTCACAACGTAGACGAATGGTTCAAGAGTCTGCATAGAAGCGTAAGGGAGTCCCGTATGCCGCAAGCGTGGCTGGAGAGATACAAGGAGAGTTACGAACACTGGAAGCGCGGAGAGGAAATCCCTGTAAACGGCACTCCAATTAAAGGATGGGGCGTAATCAGTCCAGCTCAAGCAAAGAACCTCATTAGCCTCAGTATCCTCACGGTAGAGGATTTAGCCAAACTCAACGATGAAGGCATCCGGCGTATCGGAATGGGCGGCGTAGACCTGAAACACAAGGCTACCGCATGGCTTAGGCAGCTTGAGGATAAGGGGATGCTTACTCAGGAACACGCGGCGTTGAAGGCTGAGAATCAAGCCCTGAAAAGCCAAGTAGAAGCCCTTGCGAAGCAGATGGAAACATTCATCCATTCAGCGAACAATCAAGCGCAGGCACCTGTTATCTCTAGTGTAATTGACGAAGATGATGCGCTGCGCAACCAGTATATAGCCAAGTTCGGTAAGGCCCCGCATCACGCCATGAAGCGGGACACCATTATTAAAGCACTTGCGGAGTAATAGATGACAGTCCTAACGATAGCGCAGCGGTTCTGTCTTAGGACTGGACTACCCCAACCCTCTACAGTACTCGGTAGCAGTGACGCGCAAGTATTGCAGATAGCGGCCCTAATCGAAGAGGAAGGTAATGACCTTGCTTCGCGTGGGGCGTGGGAAGGGTTGACGCTTGAGGCTACGCACACAACCACGGCGGCAGAGGATCAAGGCTCTATCACGTCCATAGCAACTAATGGTTACAGATACATCAAGGACGGCACGTTCTTCAATAGGACTAACGGACTGAGAATAGAAGGCCCGTTAGATGCTGAGTCATGGCAGGCAACCAAAGCCCTATCCAGTACCGGCCCCAAGTACTTCTATCGTTTGCGCGGCGGCAAGCTGTTAGTCACCCCTACCCCATCCGCTGGCGAGTTATGGGCATTCGAGTACATCTCTAAAAACTGGATTCTCGCGGCTGACGGAACGACCTACAAAAACTACTTTACGCTGGATACGGATACCGTCCTGCTCCCTGAAGAGTTGTTCCTGATGGGCCTTCGCTGGCGCTGGCTGAGAGAAAAGGGGCTGGACTACGCTGAGCTATTTCGCACCTATGAGATGCAGGTAAAGGACGCCTTGGGGCGTGACGGCGGCAAGAGAGTATTGAGCATGGACGGCAACAGGCGTGAAGTTGGGCCTAACGTGTTTATCCCCTCAGGTAGTTGGGCGCTATGAGATCACCGTTAAGAGGTAAAGGTGCTGCGCTTAGATCACAAGTATCTTCTGTCAAGTCTATCCCCGCTCCCGTAGGGGGCTGGAACACAAGGGACGCACTTGCGGAAATGAAGCCTATAGACGCGGTAGCTCTGGATAACTGGTTCCCCCAAACCTCGTACTGTGAGATACGCGGCGGGTACGCAAGCCATGCAACCGGCATGACGGGTAGCGGCAAGACTCTGGCTGTTTATAACGCACTCTCAGGCACGAATAAGATGTTCTGTGCTACTGCGTCAGGAGTGTATGACGTATCAAGTTCGGGGGTTGTGGGGGCTTCTGTAGCCACTCCTACGAACGGAAAGTATCAATGGTCTATGTTCGGGGACGGCACAAGTAACTGGCTCATCATGGTAAACGGGGTAGACAAGCCCCTGTACTACGATGGAACAACATGGACGGCGGTTGATGCTGCTTCAACTCCTGCCCTGACCGGCCTCACTACAACAAAGATAATTGGCCTGAATGTCTACAAGGGGCGCTTGTTTTTCATAGAGAAAGACAGCCTTTCATTCTGGTATCTGACAGCAGGAGCGGCGGGAGGCGCATTAACAGAAATAGACCTTTCTGCTGAGTGCAAGCGCGGCGGGTATCTCGTGGGAATGGCAAGCTGGACGCGGGATGCTGGAGACGGTCAAGACGATGTTGCTGTATTCGTCACGTCAGAGGGTGAAGCTATTGTCTATCAGGGCAATAATCCAGCGAGTGCTACGTCATGGGCAAAGGTGGGGGCGTACTTCGTTGGAAGGCCGCTAGGCAGAAGGTGCCTGACTCAGTACGGCGGGGATTTAATCATCCTGACCGAGAACGGGACATTCCCTATGTCTGCCGCAATGCAGTCTGCTTCGATTGATTACAAGATGGCGCTGTCCTTCAAGATAGAGCCAACCTTCACCAGCTCGGCAAGGGACTACGGCTCGACGTTCGGCTGGAAGTCAATTGTCTATCCTGCTCAGAGTGCGTTGATCGTGAATGTTCCAGTTGCTGAAGACGGTACGCACGAGCAATACGCCATGAATACCATTACTAAGGCGTGGTGCAGGTTCACAGCATGGAACGCAGAGGATTTCGCGCTATTCAACGGGGAGCTGTACTACACGTCAGGAACGGCTGTGTATAAGGCATGGACGGGACAGGTGGACGGCTCAAACGATATTGTTGCTTACGGCAAGACTGCGTTTAGTTACTTCGATAGCCAGTCACAGCAAAAGCGGTTCAGTCTGTTCAGGCCAGTGTTGGCGGTCAATGGAAACATCAGCTTCCTCACGGATATAGATGTTGACTTCAAGGATGACGCCATAACCGGATCGGCGACCTACACAGTCTCTAATGGCGCGGTATGGGATACATCCTTGTGGGATTCATCCTATTGGGCAGGAGGCCTGGATGTAGTGAAAAACTGGACAAGTCCTAGCGAATGGTCTGGCTATAGCGCAGCGGGGAAGATTCAGATATCCACAAACTATTTAACAGTTCAATGGCTTAGCTGTGATTACGTCTTTGAACGCGGCGGGGTGTTATGAGTTTAGAGTTTTCGGTAGAGTCGCTGAAAGATGTATGGAACGATGTAATCAGGCTTGCTGTAGACCATTGGTCTGAGACTGAGATGTATCGCCATGGGCAGAAGTTTGAGCCTAGATATGATCGGTATATCCAGTATGAAAATGCTGGCTGGCTCATGCAGTGTATCGCTAGGGATAAGGGGGAAGTGGTTGGATACGCCACGATGTACATAGTCCCTTCGATGCACACGCAGATGATGATAGCCACTGAAGATACTTTCTTCCTTTTGCCGGAATATCGCAAGGGGAGGAACGGTATCAGGCTGGTTAAGTTTGTGGAGGAGGAATGCAGGAAACGCGGCGCTGTAGAAATAATGATGACAGCAAAGCTGACGAATCAAGCGGGACGCCTTATGGAATGTCTCGGCTATCAAGAGGTAGCAAAGCAGTACAGCAAACAGTTCAACGCCGACAGCGTACAAACCACTTCCAACTTATAAGGATTTACTATGTGCGCTCCGTCGCCGCCCCCGGCACCAGACTACGCAGCAGCAGCAACCGCACAAGGCGCAGCCAACAAAGACGCCGCTATTGCATCAGCCAAGCTAAACAATCCCAATGTAATAAACCCCTACGGCACTCAAACAGTATCGTATAACGACTCCCCCACTTTCGACGCGGCGGGGTATAACGATGCGTTAGCCAAGTACACTACGGCTCTGTCTGCATACAACTCAGGCACAGGCACCGGCCACCAGTTCGGCTCATTCTTCGGTGGGGATAAAGGGCCAGCTCCCGTAGCTCCTGATAGAAACGCCTTTACGACTGCTGGCGATGGGCTAATCCCCACAATCACGCAGAAGTTCAGTCCTGAGCAGCAAGCCCTATTCGACAAGAGCAACCAGACTAAAGGGTTGTTAGGGGACTTAGGCATTCAGGGCGCAACCGCGTTACAGGGCGTTATAGGGAAGCAGCTAGACCTGTCCGGCGCTCCCGCCATGCCGGGAAGCTACGACACAACGCGCCAGAGCGTTATCGACGCAATGATGGGAAGGGCGAACGAGGATTACGCGCAACAGACTGACCAAGCCAATTCTGATCTGATAGCAGCAG